CGATATTAAACCTATTCTTTGGTGGAAACAAGAAAAAAGAAGTCAAAGAACTTGATAAACAAATCAAAGTTAAAGACAATGAAGTGAAAGAACTTGAAAAAGAAGTAAAAGTTCTTGAATCAAAGAAACGAGTTAACAAAAAAGAAGTAGCTAAATTAAAAAGAAAAGTTACAACTACTAAAAAACAAATTGAAAAAGCATCAGAAGCAGTCAAAACAGATGACGCTGATGAGGCAGTAAAATTTTTGAAGAAATTTAGTAAGTAATATATATTTATATATATGAGATATTTAATTTACATATTATTAATGGGAGCTTTATACTCTCAAGAAGTTAATGAAACTAAAACCTATACCTTTACTGAGGAAGAAGTTTTAGGATTTACCAATACTATTAAGGAATTAGAACTAAAAGATAGTCTAAATGTTTCTTTGGTAATGGATTTAGAATCACAAATTAAACTTTATGAGGAAACATCAGTCATAGATTCTATGTTGATAGCAAATAAAACTACCCAACTTAATCTACTAAAAGACACCAACAAACTTCTTGAACAAAAAGTAAAACTCGTTCAACCTAAATGGTATGAAAATAAATGGTTATACTTTACATATGGAGTAGTGTTGACTGCTACATCAGTTAGATTGGCAGGTCAAATAGTAGACTAATGGCAGAACAAATAAAAGAAGTAATCAAACAAGAGTATGTAAAATGTGCACAAGACCCTGCATATTTTATGAAAAAGTATTGTATGATACAACACCCGATTCAGGGTAAAATACCTTTTGACTTGTATGATTTCCAAGAAAAAACAATAAACGAATTTCAAGAACAGCGTATGAATGTTATCTTGAAAGCTCGTCAGTTGGGTATTTCAACATTAACAGCTGGATATAGTTTGTGGATGATGACTTTCCAACAAGATAAAAACATCTTGGTAATTGCAACAAAACAAGAGGTAGCAAAAAACTTGGTTACGAAAGTTCGTGTTATGCACGCAAACTTACCGAGTTGGTTGAAACAAAGGTGTGTTGAGGATAACAAATTAAATTTGAGGTATCGTAATGGTTCTCAAATTAAAGCAGTATCATCAGGTCCCGAAGCAGCTCGTTCTGAGGCACTATCATTATTAATATTGGACGAGGCAGCATTCATTGATAAGATTGATGATATATGGACAGCATCACAATCTACACTAACGACTGGTGGTCAATGTATTGCATTATCAACACCAAACGGAGTTGGTAATTGGTTCCACAAAACTTGGGTAGAAGCTGAGGAAGGTCGTGGTTTGTTTAATCCGATTAAATTACATTGGACGGTTCATCCTGAAAGAGACGAAAGTTGGAGAAAAGAACAAGATACTTTACTTGGAATTGGAAGTGCAGCACAAGAATGTGATTGTGACTTCTTAACTTCTGGTACCGGTGTAATTGACGCAACACTATTGGAAAACTTACGAAAAAGAAGTTGTAAGGACCCATTAGAAAAAAGAGGTGTTGATACAAATATGTGGGTTTGGGAACCTGCGGATTACTCAAAAGATTATATTGTATGTGCAGATGTTGGTCGTGGAGATAGTGCAGACTACTCTGCTTTTCACATTATTGAATTAGAAACTCTAACACAAGTCGCAGAGTATAAAGGTAGAATAAATACCAAAGATTTTGGAAATATGTTGGTTTCCATAGCAACAGAATACAACGATGCTCTACTTATAGTAGAGAACAATAATATTGGTTGGGCAACAATCCAACAAATTATAGATAGGGATTATCCTAATCTATTTTATACAAGTAAAGACTTACAATATGTTGATGTTCAACATCAAGTAACGAATAAACATTATCGTGAAGAAAAGAAAATGGTTGCTGGTTTTTCAACGACTTCTAAGACCAGACCACTAATTATTAGTAAGTTAGAAGAATTTTTTAGAGAGGAAAGTGTAGTGGTTCGTTCCAATCGTTTGATTGATGAACTACTGACTTTCGTCTATATTAATAATAGAGCAGAAGCAATGCGAGGATACAATGATGACCTTGTGATGTCTTTTGCTATTGGACTTTGGGTTCGTGATACTGCATTAAGATTACGAACACAAGGTGTTGAATTAACAAAGAAAACTCTCAGTCGTATGATGGACAATGAGGGTTTATACACCAATGACGACATCAAGAAAAATGATAGTTGGGATTGGGACACAGGAAAAGAAAAAGAGGACCTAACGTGGCTCTTATAAAAGTGAGGTAAAAAATGGCTGATACAACATTATTTGGAAGACTGAGACGATTATTTGCAACAAATGTAATTGTTCGTAATGTCGGTGGTAAAAAATTAAAGATTGCCGATACGGACCAAGTGCAAAAACAAGTCAAAAGTCATCTTGTTGACAGATATACAAAACTACATAACAACTTAGATTTAGTTGGAACAGGTTATTCAACCGTACATCAAATTATGGCGGCAAGATTAGCATTGTTCAAAGATTATGAATCAATGGATTCAGACCCAATCATAGCATCAGCACTTGATGTCTATTCGGACGAGACCACAATGAAAAACGAATACGGAGAAGTATTGGAAATTCAAAGTGATAATGATAACGTTAAAAAGATATTACATAATTTGTTTTATGATATATTAAACATCGAATTTAATTTATGGCCGTGGGTTCGTAATATGTGTAAGTATGGTGATTTCTTTTTACACTTAGATGTACAAGACAAGTATGGTGTAACAAACGTAACACCATTAACACCTTATATTGTTGCACGTGCAGAGGGTGGTAATCCTGAAAATCCATACGAAGTTAAGTTTGTAATTACACAAGATAATACAGGACAGGCTGCTTATCATACACGAAAAGAAACTGAAAGTGCAGAATTAGAAAACTTTCAAATGGCACATTTCAGATTACTATCAGATTCAAACTATGTTCCTTATGGTAAATCAATGATAGAATCTGCTAGAAAGATTTGGAAACAATTATCTCTTATGGAAGATGCTATGATGATTCATAGGATTATGAGAGCACCTGAAAAAAGAGTGTTCAAAGTTGATATTGGTAACATACCACCAGCAGAAGTTGATAATTACATGCAACAAATTATTAATAAGATGAAGAAAACACCTTTGGTAGATGAAACAACTGGTGATTATAATTTAAAATATAACATTCAAAACATAACAGAAGACTTCTTCATGCCAGTTCGAGGTGGGGATAGTGGTACAAACATAGAAACTCTTGGTAGTTTATCATACGATGCAGTTGATGATATTGAATATCTTAGAAATAAAATGTTAGCTGCTCTTAAAGTACCCAAGGCCTTTCTTGGATATGAAGAACAAGTTGGAAGTAAGGCTACATTAGCTGCTGAAGACGTTAGGTTTGCGAGAACAATTGAAAGAATACAAAGGATTGTTGTAAGTGAGTTGACTAAGATTGCTATTGTTCATTTATATGCACAAGGTTTTACTGATGAAGAGTTGGTCAACTTTGAATTGAGTCTTACAAATCCATCTACAATTTATGAACAAGAAAAAATTGAATTATGGAACAACAAGACATCACTTGCTTCTTCTATGATACAAGATGGATTGATGTCAAGTGATTGGATTTATAAGAACATATATAATTTTACTAAGGATGAAATAGAAGACCAAGAAGAAAAAATTGTATATGACTATAAACAAAAGTTTAGATATTCTCAGATAGAGAACGAGGGTAATGACCCTAAAGAAAGTGGAGAATCGGTAGGTACACCAAGTGATATGCAAAGTCCTGATGATGAAGGTGGGGACGATGATGTTAGTGGTTCCGTCTTTGATGATGAGGGTGGAGCACCTGAAGGTGGACAAGAGGGAGCTGGTAGACCTAAAGAACCTAATAAGTATGGTAAAGATAGTGGTGTAAGGGGTAGAGACGTATTAGGAGCTCACGATAAGAAAAAAGGTGGTAGTGGTTCACGTAAATATGGAAATACTTTAGCACTTGCCCACTTTGATAAGATGAAAAAATTAATGAACAAAAGTGATGTAAAGATAATAACAGAGTCAGATGAAGTTAATCAAGAATATCATGATGATGTCAGTACAATAAAAGGTAAGGAATAGATTATTTTTATGAAGTTTTTATATTTATATAAGAGAATTTACACTTTTTATAATTGGAGTGAGTAAGACATGGCCCGTACTATAAAACATAGCAAAATCAAAAATACTGGCATTATATTCGAGTTGTTGACTCGTCAGATAACTGTTGATATTTTGAACAACAAAAGCTCGAAGGCAGTGAAGTTGTTGAAGAATTATTTTCACGAGTCAAAGGAACTCGGAAAAGAACTTAATTTATATAAGGTATTATCATCTAAGACTAAACTTAGTGAAATACGTGCAAACCATTTAGTTGATGCCGTATTAAAGTCAAGAGGTAATTTATCTAATAAAAAAATCAAGACCGAAAAATATAATCTCATTAAAGAGATAAAAGATAACTATGGTGATGATTTTTTTAATGCAAAGATACCTAATTTTAAATTAAATGCATCGATTTATAAATTATTTTTATCAGAATCTTCTGGTTTTGAGTTTAATCCAGAGGATGCTGTACAATCAAGATATACGATTGTTGAAAATTTAAATAAAGAACACAAGAAAGTTGTAGAAAAGAAAAATCCTTTTACAAAAGAAGAAAAAGATTTACGTTTATTAGCATATAACATTCTTGTTGAAAAATTTAACAAAAAATATAAAAATTTAAGTGCTGACCAAAAGAAATTATTGAAAGAATATATTAATAATCTATCAAATTCCAATAATTTACGTGAATATATTAACGAAGAGTATAAAAAAGTTCACAAAGTACTTAAAGAACTCATCAAAGGCGTCGATAATAAGGTTACAAAAATTAAATTAAGAGAAACAATCAAAAAATTGACACCGATAAAGTCAAGTATGACTATTAAGGACAATCAAGTTGTTTCATTGATGAGATTTTATGAGCTTATTAAGGAGATTAGACGTGTCCAAACTAAGAATTAAAGATAGTCTAAAGAATATTAATGAAATTGACCAAGTTGTTAACGAGGGTCGGTATCATGACTTTAGAAATAATGAAGAATTAACACCAAGACAGAAAATCGGTCACTCGGTGAGAGAGGTACGGGCCAAGTTAACCGAACTCAGTAAGTTGATTGATATGAATGTCAGGTTGAAGAACGAATTAGGTGTTAATAGTGACCAATATTGGAAAAATACACATAAGGCATTAACAAAAATTAGTGAAAGGTTAGTTAAGTTAGCTAATAAAGTCGGAAAACTACATTAATGCCATCTGTTTCTAAAAAACAACAGAAATTTATGGGTATTGTACGTTCAATACAAAAAGGGGAACAACCAGCATCTAAGTTTTCTAAAAAAGCTCAAGATGTAGCAAAAAACATGAAAAGGAAAGACGTGAAGAAATATGCTTCTACAAAACATAAGAATTTAGAGAGTATTCTATCAGAGAATCCAATTGTTGCTGCAACTGTGATGCAAATGACCAAGATGCAGATGAAAAATCCAAAAACAGGTAAAAGTGTTAAGGCTTCAACACCTCTAAGAGACAAATCTCACCCGTTACATAAAAAATCTAAGAGTCTTTTCCAAAGAATCAAGGATAAACTCTCAAGAAAGAAAGACAAACCTAAAAAACAATCAAAAGCTGATGTAGACTTTTATAAAAAACAATATACTGGTGAATCCGTAAATGAAAACTTTGATAAGAAGAGAAAATTTGGTGAACCATTACCTACATTAGCAGATGTTAAGAGAAAACATCAACAAAAGATTTCAGAAGGGCCAGATGATGTAAAAAAAGTCAAAGCTAAGTTAAAGGTACTAATGAGGGAAGAAGCTAGAATGAGATTAGCAATGTATGAAATGGTACAGGCTCTTTATCTTGACCCAACAAAAGGTAATAAAGAATTAGGAAGTGAATTACAAAAGAAATATAAAAAAGGTGTCACGACATTTATGAGAGATGCTGTGGCAGCTGCAAAGAAGGCTAAATAATATGAAACAATTAATTGTAGACTACATACCATTTGAGGTATCACCTGAACAAATTAATGAATCCATGAAAAATAATAATGGTAAGTTAATTGTTCGTGGAGTGTTACAGAGAGCAGAAGCTAAGAATCAAAATGGTCGTGTGTACCCAAGAGAAATTTTACAACGTGAAGCCAAAGAGTATGATGAAAACTTTATTCGTCAAAAAAGAGCTTTAGGTGAATTAGACCATCCAGATTCTTCTGTAGTAAACTTACAGAACGTTTCTCATAATGTCAAAGAAATGCATTGGGAGGGTGACAATTTATTGGGAACTGTAGAAGTGGTTGGTACACCTGCAGGTAACATATTAAAAGAATTATTTAAGGCTGGTATTAAATTAGGTATCAGTTCTCGTGGTATGGGTTCTGTTGAAACTGTTAATGAGGGGCCAGACAAAGGAGCACAAAAAGTTGGAGATGACTTTGAGTTAATTGCATTTGACTTTGTATCTAATCCGTCTACTCATGGTGCTTTTTTACATCCTGTAAATGAGGGTGTTGTAAAAGAAAGTATTAGTAATGATAAGTGGGGTAAGGCAGAACACATAATACATTCTATTCTTAGAGAAGACTAATGAACCTAAAGGATTTCTTACCAAAGAATATAGGTGAAATGAGTAGAGTCGTAAGTAATCCTTATGCACATTCTTTTGTTCCATTTAAAGAAGAAGACCTTGATGAAGAATTAAAAGAGGGTTTTGGTGGTGAACTTAAAGGTGCTGCAAAAAGAAAATTTGAAACAGAAAGAAAAAAGAATGCAGAAGTATTAGGGTATAAAATGGTACCTGAGGCCTCTGTAACAGGAAATCTTGATGGTGGTGAAGGCCCACCTAAAACACCTTATGCATTTCAGTCTACTAAAAAGAAACGTAAAAAAGATAAAGAAAAAGAAAAAAAGATATCAACTAATTCTACAGGATACACAATTGCAGAAGATATCTATGTTGCTTTAGTTTCAAAGACAGGTAGACAATTTACTGGTAAACAACCACGATTCAATCCACGTAATCTTGGTCATCCTGGTTTACTTGTTACAACCGCGGATAAAATATTCAAATCAGAAGTTGGTAGAAACTTATCACAAAAATTAGCAAATAAGTTAAAAATTACAAAAAGATATAATCAAAAAGGTTTACAAGGTTCTAAAAAAACAGCTGATAGAGGAACAAGACAATACATAGATGCAATCGGTGGTGTTATTAAGTCTAAAATGGTACCTGAGATTCCAAATGGAAGAACGATGCCAGTTACTAAACGACTTGATTTAGTATTTGCAAATTCACAAAGTCAATTAGATAATGTTTTAAAGGGTAAGTATAAAGTAGTTAAAGAATCCGTAAACGAAGTTTCTGTACATGATAGAATGAAGTCTTTAATGAAAAGTATTGTTAAGTCTGAGAAATTAAAATCGGTAAAAGATATGGCTACAGGTAAAGGTGCTTTTAGTTTTTTCATGGACGATGAAAAGGAATCAAAAAAATTAGCTACATTGTTAAAGAAACATTTGAAAAGAGTAAGAATAATTAAATTGGATAAATCAAAGGGTGATAAGACAAACTTTGTAGTTGCTGCAGATATGTTAGGGTTAGAATCCGTACAAGAATCTGAACAAAAAAAGATTGAAAAGTTACTTTTAAAATACGGTAACAATAAAAAAGATACCAAAGGTATAATGAAATGGTATGGTAGAGTTTCTAAAATGTACAAAAAGGCTAATCCAGCAAAGAAAGCACAAATAATGAATTCATTGTGGGCACAAAATGAAGGAACTTGTGGTTATGGTGAGGATGGTAAATTAGGAGATGAACCAGCTGGGCCACATTTGTTAAAAAAGAAAGTACAAGAGATAAGTAACTCAGAGGCTAAAACACTACTACAACAATTAGGTGGTCGTAGATTTATGATGATGGTTGGTGCTAAGAATTTAGGTAGAGATAACAAGGGTTTACATATGAAGATTGGTAGAAATTCCAAAAGTATATCCCATGTAGTGATTAATTACAATAGAGGTAAAGATTTATACGATATGAAATTTTTAAGGGTTCGTAAAGGTAAAGTTAAAGTGGTCAACAAAGTAGTTGGTGTTTATGCTGACCAATTAAATAATACGTTTGAAAAGAATACAGGTCTGTATACAAGAATGTAAGGAAAATAAAATGATTAAATTAAAAAATTTAGTAAAAGAATCTGTATTAGTTACAGAAGGAACTCGATGGTTAGTTGGTATTGAACAACCAAATGGTAAAATTCAATCTACCTATGGACATTATGATGGGTATCCACAACACACAGGTAAATTGTTAAAGAAAATTTATAATAAACCTGCTATCGTAAAACAATTGATGAAACTTGGAAAACAAGGTATTTCATTTTTAGACAAAAGTATAAAAGGTGGAAAAGACCATTCTTTTGATAATAGAAAAGATGGGGAGTCAATCTTCTATGGAAGAGACAGAGGTGAAAAAGGAAGTATGATGAGTACTTTTAAGAATAGAGATGCAGTTGATTTTAATGCTGGTGAGGAATACGCTTACATATATAATATGAAAGAAAAGAAATGGTATTATAAATCACGTTATTCAAATCCACAAGATTGGACTTTATTAAAGTGATTAAAGATATTTACTTAGAAAATTTATTGACAGAAGATGGACATGAAGATGTTCCGTCTGCTATTAGAAAGTTAAAAACTTCGATAGAGGATTGTCAAGAGATTATTCAAAAACTCGAAAGTGTTGGTGATATAGAGTTACCAACATGGTGGATGGGTAAAGTAATAGAGTCTTCTGATAGACTAAACAAGGCACGTGATTACATTTTAAATTCTGAATTAACAGAGGCACCTCTTAATTCACCATCACAACTTCCTTTTAGTTCAACGGAAGCACAAAAGTTTGTAGAAAAAGATGTCAGAGATATGGGGAAACTTATCAATCAGGCATCTGCAAAAAGTATCAAGATTATGATGAATGGTGTAAAGGGTGGTAGATACGATGCAATGGATTTAATCAGAGGAATAAAATCTGGCCCAGCTATGGATACAAGTGTTGGTGTTAGAGAGATGTTACAAGTCCTTTGGAGAAAAGTAGAAAAAAGATTTAGAAGTTATCTTCGTGGTAAAAAACGTAGATAATTTATATTTATTAGGGAACAGGAGTTAACAATGTCAAAGAAGAAAAACATTAAATTAAAAGATTTAGTAAACGAAGCAATTGGTGGTGTTGTTGGTATATCCGCTATCGGTGGTACTTCACCATTACATAATAACAATTCTAATTTATCTGATATAGTAGAAGATATCTACGGACATAAAAATGAAGATAAATTTGATAAAAAAGCTTTTAATGAAAACCTATCCAACTTTAACAATCTTGGTAAATTAATTTACAGAGAGGGTAATTTAAGAGATGTTGCAAAATCATTATCTGAATTAGCTAATGGTGTTAAAGAAAATACAATTCGTGAGACAGAGGATTGGTTTGACAAAGTAACTGTTGGTCGTAACATGAAAGAGTTAACTACACTCTCAAAATCATTTGGTAAATTTGCACAGGAGGCACAAGGACTACAAGAAAGAATGAGTGCTGTATATGAAGATATGGCACACATCATTGGTAGATATTATGAGATACCTGAAGGACACGTTCGTGGTCATGACCAAGATGATGCAATGACACCTGAAAAAGAAAAAGAAACCAAGATTGGTGAATACAATATAGATGAGGGGGACTACGAAGAGTTCTTTCAAAAGGCTATGAAGAAGTTTGGTATTAAATCACCTGCAGAATTAGATGATGAGGAAAAGAAAAAATTCTTCAATTATGTAGACGCTAACTATAAAGGAAAAAACGAAGAGGACTAATTGGGTATACAAGTTACAAAGAAAAAAAACGAGTCTGTAGAAAGACTTATATCACGTTTTAAGAAAAAAGTTAAAGACTCAAATATGTTATTCGAACTCAAACAGAGAGAGTTTTATACAAAACCATCTACCTTGAGAAGAGAAGCAAAGAAAAAGGGTATTGCACGAGAGAAATCAAGAAGAATTTCACGTGAAAACTCACGTTTTTAACTGTTTGTATATATTTATATAAACAAGAATACGACATTGCTCATTTGAGCCCCACTTATGTCGTACCGAATGGTCAAGACGACCAATAATCACATTAATGTTTCTAATAACATTACTAAATCCAAATCCAAAATATGGAGAATAAAATGGATGACTTATTAAAAGACGCTATTGCTGACGCAAAAGCAGTTCGTGAAACTGCACTAGCAAACGCTAAAGTGGCTCTTGAAGAAGCATTTACTCCACGATTAAAGTCAATGTTGTCACAGAAAATTCAAGCTGAGATGGAAGAAGATGATGTAGAAGAAAGAATGGAAGACGATGAAAAAGATGAAGCTATGCATGGTGATGACGAGGATCCTGAGGAAAGAATGAAAATCAATGCCGATGACGAAGACCCATCAGACGACCACTCTGAAGAGATGGAACCTGAAGATAAAGAAGTCGAAGAAAGAGGCGATGATGAAGTTGATGAATCAGAAATCATTGAAATCGATGGTGTCAAGTATGCACCTCTTAAAACTGAAGAAGAAGACGAAGAAGAAAAAGATGAATCAGTTGAAGAAGGTGAACACGAAGACAAAGAAGACGATGTAGATGAAGACCTTGACTTGGAAGCCGTTCTTGCTGAATTAGAAGCTGACATCAATGAAGAAGAGGAAGACGAAAAAGACGAATCCGTTTCTGAAGGCGAACATGAAGATGACGAAAAGAAAGATGAATCAGTAAATGAGGAAGATGAAGACGATGAAAAGAATGAAGAAGTTGACGAAGAAGTTGACCATTCTTCTGGTATCGGTTCAGGTGATAACAAGAAAGGTGCAGCTGACAAATCTTCTGGTATTGGTTCAGTAGGAAAAGCTAAGTTAAAAGAAAACGAAGACGTTGAAGAAGATGTTGAAGAAGACATTGACTTAGATGAAATCCTATCTGCACTATCTGAAGAGGAAGAAGTTGAAGAGCAGGACAATCGTGTTGAAGAGCTAAGTAAAGAGTTAGAAGAACACAGAGATGTGGTTAAGTATCTTCGTGGTAAATTAAACGAAGTTAATCTTCTTAACGCTAAGTTGCTATTCAGCAATAAGTTGTTTAGGGCTTATGGTCTTAACAACGAACAGAAATTGAAAGTTGTTGAAACTTTCGACAGAGCAGCAAATTTAAGAGAAGTCAAGTTGGTATATTCAACTTTGGCTGAATCATTTGGTGCTAAGAAAAATGAAACCGTTAACGAGAGTAAAGGTTCAGCTTCTAAAGCTGTCGCATCAACTCAAAAACCTAAAGAAGTAATTCAAGAGGGTAGTGCGTTGAGAGATAGATTTAAGAAGTTGGCTAATATTCTTTAATTTACTTGGAGCTTAAAAAATGAGCAATTATAATGAAATCCAAAATATCATGGATGGATATAATCCGCAAAGAGAGCTTCGTGAACAGACCAAGAAACTTGTTGAGAAATGGGAACCTACTGGCCTTTTAGAAGGTATAGATGAGGAGAACAGAAAACATGGTATGGCTACACTATTGGAAAATCAGGCTCGTCAGTTAATTGATGAGGCTTCTAAAGTGTCTACAACTGCTAACTCTGAAGAGTGGAGTGGTGTTGCACTTCCATTAATTCGTAGAATCTTTGGTTCATTAGCTTCACAGGAATTCGTTTCTGTACAGCCTATGAACTTACCATCTGGACTAATCTTCTATCTTGATTTCAAGTATGGTTCAGCTCAACCTGGTCACACTCAAAGAGCAGACGTGTTTGGTAACACTTCTTCTTCTGGTGACCCAAGTGGTGGTCTTTATGGAGCAGGTAAATTCGGATATTCCATAAATGACGTAAGTGCAACTACAACTACAGCGACTTCTGGATCAGCAACAAACGCTATGATTGATTTCGAACCATCATTGAGTGGTTCTCTATCATCACTACGTTTCTTAAGATTCGCACATAGTGAATTATCAGCTGCTGATTTGAATGGTGCGAGAGCATTTTCAATTAGTGGTTCTGGTAGTGGTTCACTTTCTACTTACTATCCTGCTTACACTAAGAGGGTAGATTCCGATGGTACTTCAAACCCAGCGGCTGGTACACACATTCAGTTTATTGTGGCACCAGACTCTACAACAACGTTTGACGCTAACGGCCCTGCAGGTGATGTAACCTACACCGTTAAGTACCATAAACAACCAACTGATATCACTCGTGGTGATTTCGAGTCTTCTCCAGCAGCTGCTACCGATGGTGGTTTCTCTGGTGAGGGAGATGTCGGAATACCTGAAATTGATATTCAGATGCGTTCAATTCCAATTGTTGCAAAAACTCGTAAGTTAAAAGCAGTATGGACTCCTGAGTTAGCTCAAGACCTTAATGCTTATCACTCAGTTGATGCAGAAGCTGAATTGACTTCTATGTTATCAGAATACATCGCAATGGAAATCGACTTAGAAATCCTTGACATGATTCGTTTAAATGCTAACGCTAAAGAAGAAAAATGGTCAGCAAAGGTTGGATATGAATGGGATGGTGGTTCTTTTGTAGAATCATCTGGTCAATCTAATGCCTACGTGAAAGGAACTTGGTTCCAAACACTTGGTAACAAGATACAATCTGTGTCTAACGCGATTCATCAGAAGACCCTACGTGGTGGTGCAAACTTCATCGTAGTAAGTCCTGAAGTTGCTACAATCCTTGAATCTATTCCTGGATATGCAACTGATAGTAATGGTGATTCCAACAATCAACAGTATGCAATGGGTGTACAAAAAGCAGGTCTCTTGAACAACAGATTTACTGTTTACAAGAACCCATACCAATTCGAGAATGTAATTCTTGTTGGTTTCAGAGGAAGTAACTTCCTTGAAACTGGTGCTGTGTATAGTCCTTATGTTCCGTTGATTATGACACCTCTCGTATACGACCCAACCAACTTTACTCCACGTAAAGGTGTGATGACTCGTTACGCGAAGAAAATCGTAAGACCTGAGTTCTACGGTACTGTCGTTGTCGCTGACGTTGATAAAGTGTAAGTTTAATTATACTTAATTAACAGACATGAAAGATAAAGGGTGGTAGAAATATCACCCTTTTTCTTTGCCGTTATATTTATAGAAGAGTAAAACTATATATTTATGAAAAAATTTAACGTTGAAATAGCAAACAATT